CCCCGGGTGTGTAAAACACAGCTAAAATCGCTGAAGAGCCCACCTCCAGCACGCTAGCACATGGGTTGTGCCTCCTCTACCCGCATCCGGCAGAGATCTTCTATCCATCGACGCGCATCGATGGTGGTTACAGTCAACTCTCATCGGCCCAGCTGCTAGTGCGCAGTGGGGGGTCGCTCCCGGGGTGTGGCACATTCAGAGACCTCCCATACCTCTGAAACACTTAATCCCTTGTTAATTGACTGTGGCGTGAACCACACGTTGACGCCGGCAACACGGCACCATTTAACCTAATCCTACTATAGCGGCGGAGTCGTGAGCTCACTTACGGGCCCATTACAGCAGGATGACATATACGTTGTTTTGGTATAATATTTTATTTTCTCATTTTCAACACGCATACTGGGAGTGTCTATAGTTCAGAGATGACCACGCGTGTAGCAGTGATGGTTCCAGTGCCACTCCACGGAAACAGAACCGTGGGTGTGACCGCGGGATCGGTGATTTCGACAGCGTACACAACATCAACCAGCGATGAACCGGAGAGGTTGTTGTAGTTGGCAAACGTTGGGTTAATTGCCACGATGTCACAATTCGTTCCCGTGGGCGAGGTCGGAAGACCGACGGCCAAGGTGTTACCAGCGATGAACACACTGATAAGGTACTTACCCACATAACCCTTCGGAAACGTGATTGTCGATCCGAGCATGGAAGCGGGTAGCGTACCAACGAACTTGCTGGCGGTAGCGCCGAACACGTTAGTGAGGGTCGGAGCAACCGCAAAAGCGTAGCCACTGTAGACTGACGATGTCACGTTGGAGGCAACGAGCGGCTTGCGCAACTCGACCTCGTACGTGATCCACAAATCACCAATAACGTTACCGCTGGTCTGGCAACCAGAAACAGCCAAGTGGGTTTGGCCGAGATCGTACAACAATGTGCTCTCACCCGCTGGTATACCCGCAGTACGCACATACTGCACGTTGAACGGGTTTTCCTTAGGGTCGCACTCAATCGGATGCGCCATCGTGTCAGACGGCACAACCTCATTGCTGCAATACTCATTCAGCATTTCTACCTTGCTGGTGGGAGGAATGTCGGTAGCTCGGTAGGAGGTTTGCAACATGACTGTGCCCAGGGCTGCATTCGTTGACGAAACGGCGGAGCCAGACGAGGGGACGTAGTGGAACACTGCACCCCGAATCGTGTACTCCTGAAACCGCGACGCGATGCCAGACAGCCAAGGAAAAGTTTGTTGGACACCTGGGTTCAAAGGGTACGACTGTTGCACTGTAAATGCAGTCGCACTCCGAACCTCTCCGAGGTACTCTTTGTGACGCACGATGATTGACTGAGAGTCGTTGTGCATAGACGGAATCGAGCGCGAAGCACTCAGATTGCGCTGCACAACCGTGTTTGAGCCGACGGAGTAGTCGCCGGCACCAAGCCACCTACTCAGTGCACCTGCCAGGGAGGAACCAACCACTCCCCCAGCTGACGGTGCACCCACCATCGCCCCACCAGCAGAGCCAAGGGTACTACCCATGAGTCTGATGAGTTTGCCGATCTCGCTCGGCTGAGACGCCCTGCGTTTTGGCATGGGCGTTGGACGCGTTCTCTTCTTCTTTACTACAATTTTCGCCATTTTCTATGTTCGTTTTATCCGGAGCCCACTCGAACTGTGGGTTAACTTGCCAATTAATTACAGGTGCCTAATGAATGGTAAGGGCGCGGTTTCTACGCAGCCTACTCTCACCTCACCATCCCAATCCCCAATCTCCATCTTGTCGTAGTACTCCTCCAATGCGATCTGGTAGTCCGGAGTGACTCCAAATGCGCGATAGAAAGAAGCACGAGCGTCATCGGTGATCTCCCCAACCCGATCAGACGCGCGTTCCAACATGCTGGTATTGCGAAAAATATGTTCCTTAAACCTCTTACTAGCACCAACGCCACTGCGCCGAAATGCTCGATAGAAGCTCTGAAGGACAGGACAGCCAGGCACCGTGGCCATCCCACACTCGCCGACAGCACCCAGCCACTTCTTCCAGACCTTAGCGTTTTGTATTGGGACCAAACACATAGGGTCTTTCTTGAGGCATGTGCGCACGTTGCGAACCATATGCCAGCCGCTGCCCAACTTGACAGGCCGTGATTGGCAAAACTCGATTTGCTCAAACACGTCGACCGGCGGCTCAACAACCATGCGGAAACCACGCTCTGCGAAGAAGCCAGGCACTCTTCCAATCACTCGGTCGAGGTCACGTCTCTCGACAATTAACACACAATCGTCTCCGTTGTTGCTCAACTCAGCGAGCACCTGGAGTTCCGCACACATGGCCCAAATAAGAGCACACATGATAATGCAATTTCCCAGGGCAGTGTTCAGGTCGCCGGAGCAGCGGGTGGCCAAGATCAAGAACTTGACCAACCCGTCGCTACAATACGCCGTGCCTGAATTGACCAGCTGCAATGACAGCAACCGGGCCAGCTCCCTTACTCCAAACACACCGTTGTAGAATGAGTGTTCATAACCCAGTCCGTTCAACCCGACGTGCATGTCGTACTTCTGAGCGTCCAGCCCAATTGCCACCGGGTCCTCGAACAAGTCCCACTTGCTCTTCAACACCTCGGCAGCCTCGCGTGAATTCAGTCCCTTGATGACGGTGTGTGCCGTCCTGCCTCCCCACGCCTCGTTGATAGCGGCGTAGATCGGTTTTTCCAGTTTCTTCAGATACTTCCCTAGGACAAGGTTGTACCTTGGGCTCCGCGGATTGATAATGCGCGGCGCCTTTGACAAGTTCTGTTTTTCAAATTTAGTAAACGGGCGTAAACTGGCATCCCGTTTAGACAAGGGAGTTCTCATCAAGCTCCGCAAGGCGTTCTCGTAGATCCTCCTCTTGGCACCGCGATAACATGACACTACTTCACGTAGCGTTAACACGGTGGCGTTCGGTTTCACTATCTGAAC